TCAGCACCGCTGTCGCCCATTTGAATCTGTACAGCAGCTTTAACTTTAGCATCGAATTCAGCAGCAGCTTTTTGAACAGCAGCCTTTTCTTGAGCAGCAGCTTCTTGAGCAGCTACCATTGATTTAGTGGCTTGTTCAGCAGCACTTTTAGCAGCCGCAGCTACCATTTGTTCTAATTCTTTTGGATCCATTTTCCATTTTCCTTGTGATGTGCTGTTTACTTCCGTAGTGGATTCTAGCCCTTTAGCTGAGTTGCCGTTGGGGGTAAACTGCTGTTTAAACTCTGTGTATTCGTGTGCATCCGAGAATGCTTTAGAAAGGTCAAAAACCGTATTCTGATTGCAAGGTACCGAAACTACCGAAATTTCGACTAGTTCTAGTTCCTTTATTAAAAATACTTCCGCAGCACTGTTGTATTCTGCATCAAGAACCTTGAAGCCAATACTAAACGCTGTAAGTATTTTATCTTTGATAAGGCCGTAACATTCTTCGGCCGCTGATGAAATTCTTGCTTTTACCCATAAACCCTTATCATCAATCTTGTAGTCAACCATACGACCAATTGGGTCGTCATAATCATGTTGAGCTAGTATAATTGGATTTTTAAGGTAGTTTTGAATACCTGCTTCCCATACTGATTTTGGTACAACGTCGCCTTGTCTGTCAATGTCAATGGTACTTGCGTAGCCTTCGATAAAGATTGATTCAATTGAGCTACTACCAGCTTGAGGCAGGATATCTTGTTTAACAGTAAAAGCACTATTTAAGTGTAGTACTTTATCTTTTAACATTTGATTCCTTGGTTAATTTTGTGGCGCTGGCTTAGTTCCGGAATCCGGCTTTTTAGGTGCACCACCAACGCTAGGGTTTGATGCGCTTCCGGCAATATTTGCTGGTATACGTAAGTCATCATTGCCCGCTTTAGGTTCATAACGTAGCCCTTCTCTTGCTTCATTTGGAGATAAAACTCCGCCGTTTACAAGAGTGGTATAGTAGGCAGCTACATCTTTCATTTCTGGTTGTAGTGCACTAACAGTACTAGTTATTGGTTCAACATCATATCCAAAGAAACGTTCAAGTCCACTTACTAATTTAGTAGCAATTGGAATAACTGTTTCTAAATAGAATAATCGTAGGTTAGGAGAAATGTTAGCATTGTTTCCACCCTCTAACAAGATTGGTGGAACACCTAAAGAATTTAAGATCTTTGAGTTATGTGTTTTAATTGAGGTATCAAAATCCATTTCTTTGAATGAATCAGATAAGCTTGCAAATGGTTTTAATCCGGAATCCAAAATCATTGGGCGTTTAGCCCCGTTTTTTGGTGAGTATCGGCTTTGCCAGTTAGCAATAGTCTTGTCTTTGGCTACTTGCGACAGTGTGTTTTCACTTGTAAAAATCAAACCAGTAACAGCACCATTTTCAAAAAACTGCTCCTGAAAAGTTTGCATCTTGTAAAGAATCTTAATGTTTCTGTCTGCGCTGGCTAAACGACTGGTGCCGCGATAGATAGAACTTGAACTTAAGTCTTTGATGTGTATAACTTCGTCTGGCTTAAAAATTGTGGTTGTATTATAACGATACGCAGCCACAAACGTTTTAGGGTCAGTTTCAATTTGCGTGCGCGAAGCAGGCAAGTGGTATAGGTGAGCGCCATCGTAGTAAAGAAATATATTGCCTTCTAGGATAAAGTCAGTAAATATATTGTTACGAAACTCTTGTGCTGATTGATACGGATTAGGCGCGTAGTTTAGGAGCGTATGCAATGTTTTTTGACGCACACCATTTACTTGCCCGTCCATTTTTTTATCTTTGACGTCGTAGTCAAGGCTTGCACAGCCTGATACGATCATACTAACACCACGATTTACAGTCTCTAATTTATCAAATGCTTGATTATAAGATATTGCAGAATCTGAGTTAATAAAAACGCCTTGTTCACGAGAAATCAACCCTTGAGCAGGATTAAACTTTTCTCGCATCCACTGAGCTGGACTATTGTACCATGCCATTCTTATTCCTTAAATAAACTCCGAGAAAAACGAGCCGGAACTAGTAGCGGGTATGCTGGTACCACCGTTAAGGAACTTTTCGCGCTGTATCCCAATCCATCGGGCCTGTTTGTTTTCACTTCCAGGAGCGGGGGCTTTACCGTAAACACCATGAAGCGCTACATGATGCCGATTACATAAAGTGTAAACTTGCTCATATAACTCACAATGGTGCTCAGAGATAAAGTCGTCTCGCACAGCTAAAATTCCCTCATCAGAGGATATATCATGCCCGTTTTGTTCTGCCCAATTCTTTAACAGAATTGTTACTGAGTGTAGATGATGTAGCTCAAGGTCTTGAGGTGTATCGCAAATAAAACAATGCGATTTTTTCTCATAAGCAGCCTTGGCTTTGTCTCGAACCCACTTTACAGGTATTCGATTATTTGTGTTTTTTGCCATAATTTTTTAAACTACAAAATTTTATTACGTAGCTTTGTACAATACTAGTATTATACACCCAGGACATAATATTGTCAATAGTAAAATTTTTGGTGCAGGTTAAATAAACAAACTTGCTTTTGTTATTGCCTGATGTTATAATACTATTTTAAAGGCTATTATATAATCAATAATTAAAGGGTGTATGTATAAAGAGCATAGCGAATTGCATCAGCCATATGAGAGTACTCATCGTGTTTTGGACGTTCACGCTGTAAACCTTCTTTGGTATCCCAACGATACTGGTCGAACACTGCTCGTGAGTGTGTACAGTGCGGCGCTACTTTTAAACGACCCTGTGCTACTAGAGTTTGCACATAAGCAATGCCGGGTAAGACGTCTTTTTTAGCTTTAACAGACGCTAAATCATACATATAAGCCAAGTCCGAGGCAAACTGTGCAGCAGCTGAGTCAATAAAAATTGATTCTACACCCCACTTGGTACACAGTTCCTGAAACTTTTCAGCGTGTGCTTGTGTAGTTGCCTCCGACTCTAAGTACTCGTCTACAATCCAGAACCAGTTGGTAACCTCATCGTATACTAGTACACAAAATGCTGTTGCATCGCGGTATCCAGGGTCACAGCCAGCAATGGCTTCTCCCACCAAGTCACTAGGAGGTTCTAAAACATCAGCTTCACTTAACGAATAAATTTGGCCCTCAAACACTGTGAAACTGGCAAGGTATTCTTGCTCAAACTCAGCTTTAGACATAGACCTGCGGGCTTCGGCTACATCCGACTCAGCCATACGCAAGTTCTCTGAATAGTCTGCTTGTAAGGAAACCCACTCTGGAAAGTTAGGGTCAAATCCGCGATTCCAGAACTGTGAAAACCAGTTGTTGCGACCACGAGGAGTTGAAATAAAGATAGCTTTTGAATTAGGTTTGTCTAGGGTAGGCCTTAGGGCAACGTTAAACGCAGCTTCTCCACCTTCACCTAAGGCAGCCTCGTCAAAAATAATTAAATCGTACGATCTACCAACAGTGGAGTCAACTGTTGATAAGGAACCCATTCTGATAGTTGATCCGTTTGAGAGCTCAATGATCTTGTCTTTTAAGTTGTCTCTGGAAACTTCTAGGTCAAAGTGCTTGATTAGTTTACGTTGTAGTTCAAACGAGATTGACGAGAGGTTGTAGTTAGGCGAAATAATTAAAACGTTACAGCCTGGAACTAATGTAACCAGTTGCCCTACTACATTAGCAATATAAGTTTTACCGAGTCTACGTGCAAGGGCAGCACACACAAAACGGTACTTAGGATCGTTGACAGCGTTGATTAAGGCGATTTGGGGTCGGTTAATGGTATCGTAAATATCTAGAAGTTTTAGATAGTTTACAATCGGTAGTTTAATAAAACGTTTATCAGCTGGAAACTCTTGAATAACATCGCAGTTAACGTCTGGTCGTGAAATAGTTAGCATGCAACATCCTTTAGTATAAACCCTAGTCGATCGCCGCACGTACTTTGATAAAATTCGTCACGCCACACAGGTACTATGGTGTTGGCTGTGTGATTATGGAAGTCATCGTTGTAGCGAAAGTGCACTTCAATTATGTGATCACCAACTACTTCCACATTAAAATGTGCGTACCGCTCGGCCACCGCTTGCAGTTGTGCGGGTAACACAAATTGATCGGGTACCCGAGTCCAGTGTGAAAATCTGTCTAATCGCTGGCTGTTTCGAAAACCTTCTACTGCCAGAGTCTGGTGTCCGTGGCAGTAGTCAAAGCTTAAGTGTCGGCCTGAAAATACTTCACACCAAAAGTATCCGTCAGGAATTGAGTCTGAATCCAAATACTCTAGGGCGGCACCCCGACTCATCATGCGCAAGTTCATTAGTGGGCGTACAATATACTTGCCAGGTTTGGGCGCAATGCCACAAGGACCACAGTAGTATCCTAGCTTTTTGGAGAGTATAAGTTTGTCACAACACCAAAGATCACTTATGTCAATGGTGTCGAACACATCACTGTCGCTGACCAAGATCATACACCTTCTCCCGAAATCAGCTTATGCACCAGCTGTGAGTACTTGGAGTCACCTAAACCATCATTGATTTGTACATTGACCTGCCGCTGCGGGCCAGTTCCTGAACGGATCTTTTCCAGCTGAATTTCACGGTCTAAGAGATCCATGGCCATTTTATGTGACATCATTAACAGCTCTGAAATGTCCTTGGAGCTGCCGGCTTGAGCCTCCTCTAGTTCCTGAAACTTTTGCTTGATTACGGCATCCATGGCACGACGCATTAAAAAGCGGTTGTTGTAACCGGTATCAAAAAATACGGAGTCAATATAAGTTTTGACCTCGCGGCGTTTTAAGATTTCGGCGACGGTGTCCACGGGTAAATCGAGTTCGTGTGCAACTTTTTGAGGGCAGTTTAATTGCAAGTAGCAGTTGGCAACTTCCAAAAATTCCGGCGCTACACGGACTGTTTCAGCAGGTAAATTTTGGGTCATGGGAATATCCTTTTGTAAAAGTATAACACTATAGACAACAACATGTCCAGGGTAAATTTTCTATGGTAGGGTCAATTGTGGGCAGTTTGGGCTGTACTGCGGCACCTGCTGGGTTTTGAAATATTTAGTGTGGTTTACGTGTGGGTGGGCCGCCAGGCCTGGGCGATAGCGTGAGTCTATTAACCCCCCCTAGCCCATAGTCAAATACAATCGCGATTGTTAGCACATGAGCGATTTTTCGGTTATAATCTATTCATGGACACAAACACTATCATCATCACGGTTCTGGTTGTTGCAATTATTTTTGCAATTAAATGCTGGATTCTTTTTAAAATCTGATATAATAACATCATGAAAAAATTTATTGTTGAAATGGCTGGTTGTGTGTTGTGTGCTACATTGATTGGTTTTCCATTCATTGTTTACTTCTACAACATGAAACCGTGATATAATCTAATCTTAATTAACTCAAAGGAAAATTCCATGACTGCAAAAATCGTAAACTATACCCCTGAGCAAACCCTGAAACTGGTTGCTGACTACACCAACGGCGTGACTGTTGACGCTATCGCGGCTGAACTGGGTAAATCTGTTCGCTCTATCGTTGCCAAGCTCTCGCGTGAGAAGGTGTACGTTGCCAAGACTTATGCGACCAAGACGGGCGAGGCTGTGATTAAAAAGGACACTGTAGCCGACTATATCGGCGAATCCTTGGGCTTGTCGGAGGCTGATACTGAATCGCTGACCAAGGCCAATAAGGTTGCACTTAAAGCAATCGCTGATTTTATCAGGGCTGAAAAGACCTGATTGATTGTAGGGGCTTAGCCCCTACACTCTGCAAATGCGAATCATTCGCATTTGGAGGCGCCAATTATATCACGTATAATTGGCCCGTGTCAAGGATTATTTTAATACCTTATTTTTTGTAGGTTTATTCTTTTTAGGCTTTTTTGATATATAATTAACTCATGAACAAACAATACACTGAACAACAACTGTCCCGCTTTGATCGCTTCTGTGATCGTCACGGCCTGCAATTTAATAACTTGGCCGAATATCGCGGCGCACTGGATCAATTTTTTCTTGAGGATGACGCAGAATGATAGATAATAAATTGCTTGACTTGCAACGTGAATTGTGGGACTTATACAAGGAGGTTAACGGTGTGCGTCCCCGATACTGGGAGCAGGAGGAATGGGATTCTGTAGAATTTTTGGAAGAACAACGTGCGATACTACTTGACATTGTAGATAAATTCACGCCACTAAAGGCTGCCTTTGAAGGCTGGGATAAAGTCGAAGCGTAATACTAATACCCGGCATAATCCGGGTATTATCTGTAATATTAACTAAGGGTATATATGAATAAAGTTATTAAGGCACTGATGGTATTGGGCGAATGGGAGATGACCAGCATTAACACTGTTGCAGACATTACCCTGTATATTGGCATTACTGCCGACACTGCACGTATTCTGGTTGATGTTGATGGTATTGATTTCTTTTATACTAAAGACACAAAAGATATTGCAGCGGTTCGGGCTGCACATAAACTGTTTTGCTATGGTGAGGATAATGTAACTCAGGCAGAATATGCACTGGCTGAGACACTGCAGCCTGTTATTGGCGATGGCTGTAAGTTGCATCGCTTTATACCATAATAGCCCCGGTGTTTCACGTGAAACACCTCAAACGCGAATCATTCGCGTTTGAGGGCGCCAAAATTATACCATATAATTTTGGCGCGTGTCAAGGGTTTTTGTGAAAATATATTTTTATTTTGTGCGAAAAAACCACGCTTTTTTGTTGTATAATTAACTCATGAACAAATTTGTTGCCTTTGGTATCCTAACAATCTCTGTGCCAGTCTTGGCATTTGCTGGTTTAATTGTTGGCCCTGATTTTATTTTTTGGCCCCTGACAAAATTCGTATTTTCTTTGGTATAATTTAACTTATGCGAACACTACAACAAACCCTCGATATTGTAACCAACTCTGTTTGGCAGGGGCTGGCTGAAACATATCCAAAATTGCTGCGATTTGACCCGCCTAAAATTATCTTGTGCAATCGGCTTACAAAAACAGCGGGAAAAAATTATCAGACCTTAAACAAGGTTCACATGGCAAATAAATTTTTTGCCCGTAATTATCAGGAAATGTTACACGTTATTTTGCCGCATGAATTGGCGCATCAAGCCGACTATAATTTATTTGGAGAATCAGAAAAAAAATGTGGTCACGGCGTGCGCTGGGCTGAAATTATGCTACAATTAGGGCTTCCCGCAAACAAATATCATTCACTGGAAATTTAACATGACAAAAGTTTTTGAAACCCTTGGAACCATTGCCGGAATTATTGGGGCTTTTTTGGTTGCGTTTAAATTTGCACAATATGGATACCCTTTTTTCTTTTTGTCTTCTGTTTGTTTACTGATTTCTGCAATACGTTTAAAGCAAAAGAATTACATTGCGTTACAAGGTGTTTTCTTTTTGGCAAATGTTGTGGGGCTTGTAAACTACGTTTGAAACCGTGAAACAGTTTATACTGTTTCACGTGAAACACACAAATGCGAATGATTCGCATTTGTGGGCGCCAAAATTATACCACATAATTTTGGCCCGTGTCAAGCTTTTTGCGATTGATTTTTACTATCGGGTCGATAGGAAAAGACAATGACGATTTTTTATAAAAACTTGCACAAACCACAAAAACCCGCTATAATAAACACATACCAAGCAAACAAGGAAACACAAAATGGCTAAAATTAATCGGGTTGCAATTTACGACATGGACGGCACAATCGTTGACTCAAGCGCGCGTTATCGCACAATCGTTGACGAATCCGGCGAACGTATCGATCTTGATTACTGGAGAGAAAATCAAGGCTTGGCAATGCAAGATAAACTGTTGCCATTATACACACAATATCAGGCTGATTTGGCTGATAACTCATGCTATGTTATTATTGCCACTGCGCGGGTAATGAATGAGCCAGATTGGGAATTTGTTGACGATATTTTAGGCGCTCCTGATTATTTTATTTCACGCAAAGACGGTGATACACAATCAGGCAAAACACTTAAAATTAACGGTTTGGCAAAGTTTTTTAATCTAAATAATTTCAAAAATGCTGATTTTGTTTTTTACGAAGATAATGTTAGTTATTTAAAAGCGGTTTGTGACCGTTTTAATATTCGTGGTGTTTACATTCCAAGCAAACAAGGTCACTAAAATATAAGCCCCGAAAGGGTTTATACTGTGATTTAATATAATATACAATTTAGGGTAAATACGACTGTTCAAGAGCTGATTAATATTTTGGTAGAATTAGACCCATGCTATGAGGTTAAAATATATAATCCCAATGCCGTTGATGATAATGAGATTAATAGGCTAGAAACTTGGGGAAAATAATCATGAGGTAATTATTTTTTCAGCAATATAATATAAAGCCGGGTTTACCCGGTTTTTTGTTTCACGTGAAACATTCCAGAACCCAAATGC